ATAGTAAGGTTGTGTAATTCATGAAATTCTCCGCAATAAACGCATTGACAATTAAAGTGCTCTTTGATAGCTCTTCTCCAGAGCCGTTTTGAATCTGAACTTGTCATCGTTATTAAATTGTGTAAGTAGTGATCAGGGTTAGGTAGTAATGGGGTCATGCTTTCTTTTTAGTTCTGCTTTTTCTGTTAACTTTTGCTGGGCACGTCTTTCCTTTAGTAGTGCTGCCTTTTGCGTGGCAAGAGTCCTTACCGTCTTTGTTACCGTAAGTGCCAAGTTTTCTATTAAGTTTGTTTGCATTAACTCGTATTGCTAGACCTTTAGTTGTTTTGTTATATTTTGCCTGCTGCTTGCGACGCTTGGCCGCAGCTTTAGGGTTTTTCTTGTAGTATTCAGCTGTTTTTGCCATATACTTTCCTCTTAACGAGTGCAGGGTCGACTGTAGGTAGAAGTCTGTTTAGCTTATCTAAAGGACTACCATCAAAGGCTACACCTGTGATATCATTGGTTTTTAGCCAATCACAAGCTGCTTTTAAATCTTGTGTAGTCGCTTCTCCGCTTCTTATTCTACGTAGAAAGTCCTCTGTAACAAGATAGTGAAGCTCGTTAAAACTCTCTTCGGTTGCTTTTTTAGGTAGTTTCTTTAGTTCATCCATTATTCTAGTTCTAGTCCTTTTTTAACTATTGCTAGTGCTTTATCATCTAGCTTATTGTCTGTTTGTTCTACTAGCTTTTCTAATAGATCAACTACGAATTGCTTAAACTTAGGGCTTTTTAGTCCTGTTAAAACAAGTGGCTTAAGTAATCCTAGCATTATTTAGTCTCCTCTTTTTTAGCTTTAGGTGCTTTCTTTTTAGCTGCGGCTACTTTAGCTTTAGCTTCTCTTTCCCATTGTAGTGTTAATGTGCTCATAATTGTTAGTTGTTGTGTTGTAACCAGTTTGTATCCATATATGAATCTCCAACGCCATATGTACCTATGGGTGCAAAGTTACACGCAAAAGAACGTCTAATTGGCTCGTCCTTTCCTCGTTTGTAACTGTTGTGGCTATGGACTATATTCGATGGAAAAAATAGCATTAATCCTTCATATAAAGGAGCTATATAATGTTTATTATTAAAGATAGTAGGATTGTTTTTAAGTTTTATAGGAAAAAACATATCGTTTTGATCTTGCGGATTTTCTAAGTGTAAATTTCCATGACCATCAACTACCTCATCAAAATAAAGTACAGCTGAAAATAAACAGTTGTAATGGCGATGTCTAATCATCGGTGTTCCTTTATGATTCTCCGTAATCCAATTCGTTAACATTTTCCACTTTTGATCTGGATAATTGTACGTATTGTTTACCCATACAGTAAAGATATCAGTAATATCTTGTTTTAGTTTAGGGTAATCTTTAATTGCATCATAATGCTTTGGATCATCAGGTGACTGAGTTTGTATCGCACCTTTTAAAGGTTTAAACATTTCGCAAACTTCTTTAGGTATAACTGTCGTGCCTAAAGGAGTGGCAAACATTATTTCTGTGTTTATATCTATCATAGGTAATTTATATTTAAAACGAATCTTAGTTTTCTATTGGTACACCAAACTCCGGCATGTTCTTTAGTTGCCGGAAATATAACTGCGGTGTTTGCTTTTGATCTAACAAACTCACCACTTTTAAACTGTGTACCACCATCATTCGTGTTTAAATATAAGATACACGTTTTAGCTTCTTTTTCTTCGGGACTATCTTCTAAATCTCTATGAAATCCGCTTTGTTTATTTTCTAAAAGAGCAGTAGTGCAATTAGCTCGCATCATTAACATCTTTTTTACTTCTAAACGCTTATATACTTCTGCTATTTGTTTTCTTTGCTCATGATAAAAATCATCTATAAATTCACTTCTAAAAAACCTTCTATAAAAAGTAAAGTTAAAAATAGCTTCATGTAGATTACTTTTATCTGGATACTCTTGTGCACCAAAAGTATCTATACTCCCATCTTTTTCAGAGGGATTAAGAGTATAGTCAAGAGGTTGATAAGCTGGACGTGTCATTAATCGCCATGCAAGGGTAGAAAAATCTTCGTCACTTAAAAAAGGCTCAACTATACGGATGGAATCTGTCATTTATTATTTGGTAAAAGTGATTGAATAGGTACTACGTCAGAACACAAGTGATATACTCGTGACCCGGGTAGTAGGGTAAATCCCTTTTGTTGTAGCTCGGCACATTTAAGTGCACGAACAAGCTCAAAGTCGAGCTTATTTTTTTGTATTTGACTAGCTGCCATTTCCTCGCATTGCTTAGTCAGACTTCTGTTTAAAGGAACTGAAAAGTTAATTTGAAAACCCCAGTTCTCTGTAATTACGTAACCATCTTCTGTCTGTGGTTCCGTATCGTTGCCCATATAAAAAGGAGATAAAGTCATCGTGCTTCCATTACACGAAATGTTATTACCAAAAGATTGACGACTTGGTGCTCCGTTATTTTGAAATTGGACAGCTTGATTTGTAACATTTCCAGTTGCTGCTGCTACTGGGTTACTTGAGTTATTAGTATCTCCTTCTGCAAGTACAGGACTTACTGAGAGAATACAGAGAGCGAGGTAGTAGTAGAGTTTATTGTGTAATTGCGTGTATAATCTCGCTGCTCTACTAACCCTGCGGCTCTTGTTGTTGTTTCTAAACTCCATGGATTAGCTGTGTTTGTCACAGAAAATGTTGTACCACTTGTTGTAATATCCGCTGAGGGAGTTACGTTTGTACCAGACCACGTGTTCACAGCAGCACCCCACACTTGGACTTGCTCTGTCTCCACAATAGTTTGAGTTGTAGTAGTAGTTGAGTTCATTGACCCTGTAGTAAATTGTGGGGTCACTGTATTAGCTCTAGCGATGGCGGGTGTTAACAATGCTAGGAGAAGTATTAGCTTCTTCATAAGTAATTAATGTTTATGTTAAATCTACCCGGTGGCGTGGTAGTGCTAGTTGAGTTGTGTATTTGACTTGCATCAAAAATTAATAATCTGTTTTCTATACTAGGGACTATTTGATCTTCTAATCTTGTATAACCATCACATGTATTAAGAGATAATATAGCTCCTTTATGAGGATAAGGGTGATCTCTATGAGGAGTATGCTCAACTAAAGCACGTTGTCTAGGATATAAATTAATTTTTATACGTATTAAACAATGAAAATCAGGTAAGTAATCTCGTAGCGGTCCTACCATGTTAAAAAAGTCAGAAGTCGGCACATCATGATGATAAGCAGTATGTGCAAAGTAAGTGTCTTCATTATTGGTTTGTTCTTCATTTAAAGCTGGAACAAACTCCCACATAAAAGCGTGGTGCATAACTCTGCCTTGTAAGTCTCTAAAAAAATCAATAGGTAAACAGTCGTTAATTATTTGAGTGGTCATGCTTTTGTTTCTTTTTGTTTAGTGTCTCCGTTTTTTTTCCCGTTATTACCTGTAGACAGCCCGAACGTAGCCAGTGCACCCGTAAAAATCGAGGCGACGAACGTGATATCCGACGACCCGCTAGTTTTTTTGACCATGGGTAGCTCTACATAATTAAGAGTGATAATAAATCCACTCCAGACAACAACTCCTAGACGCACCATTGCACCTAGTATTGCCATCTGTTCTTCGTGATCGTCTACATTTTCTTTAAGTTTTTTTAGGAAACCTTTTTTCTCTTGCTTATTTTCTTCCATGTAGTTTTAAGTATTGGTTTCATAGCTGTAACAGCCCATTTAAAGGCTGCTGTAGCTGTAAGGGTAGCTGCTACAGAGACAACCGCAGTTGTCCCAGCCGTTACTAATATTTCATTTTCCGGAACAGGCATTTTAAAGTCTGTAAACGGTATGTCTATTTTTCTTATGCCCGTTGATTCCGGTTCATCTGAAGCTTCCGCTTCTACTCCTTCGGGTGCTCTCAAATCACTAGGAGGAACAACTAAAGGAGCATAGAAAGGAACATCGGCATGAGGTAAAGGTATTGATATTGTGTCTATTTTTTCTACATTTGGAAATTCAAAAATAGGTATTTCCATTACTCTCCGCAAGCATTACATCCAGTAGATCTAGATGGGGTTAATCCATCAAAACATTCCAAGCCATCAAAACATTTTGGAGTTAATATAAAGAATATAGAAGCTGTTTTACCTTCAGAAATCATTTTCAAGACCCTGTGGTTGCCATCAAAAATACAATATTCTTTGGAAAAGTTTGTATTTAAAGGGTCAAGATTTGATTTATATATTATAGGTGGATATCGAGTATCTGCTTCTAATATTCTACTCTTATCTATTTTTGTTCCTATGTCATTAGGATCTGGTTTTCTAATACCTATCCTTTTAAACGGAACTATTACTAAATCATTTAAGGTTATATTTTTAAAGATTTCGTTAGTTCTATATAAACGAACATGAGTTACAAAAGGATTTTTAAAGTGGGCTGGAAACATTATATTAATCTAATAGACTCTCTAGCTCTGATGTTTTGTATGTTTTATCTTTAGTAATTTTATCTTTGACATTCTTGATTCTAGCATCTAAAGCCTTTCTTTGAGTATCATCTCCTTCTCGCTCCCAGTATAAAGCGTCTAGTTGATTACCAACTCCGGGATAGTGATGTTTTCTTGCTTCCTTATAGCTTAATTCTTCATCAAGCACAGGTTCTGTCCATCCATCATACTCTACACCTTCTTTAACAGGAATATCGTCAACACTAGATTCAACTTCAACTACGTTATTAAACCCAGTAATTCTACGTATAATCCCTTCGTTAGTCATACCTTTGTTTAAAGGTACGACTGCTGTTGTTCCGTTGTCGTATTCGACTTCAGCGTTCTGAACAGTTAATTTTTTAATTGTAAATTTCATAGTTATCTACCAGCTACTGAGCCGGAATTATTAAATGTAATTGAGTTGCGATTGTAAATGTAGTATCCAGCTAGTCCACCAGCAGTTCCAGCACTACCAGAAGAACCACCAGTACCAGCAGATCCACCACTACCGTTTTGATAGTTTCCGTTTGCACCGGCGTTACCGGTTGCACCTTGGTTTCCTGTAGCACCTGTGTTACCAGTTGCACCTGTGTTACCAAATGATCCTCCATTTCCACCAGTACCTCCAGTACCTCCAGTTCCACCAGTACCACCAGTACCACCAGATCCAGCATTAGCATTGTTACCACCAGATCCTCCGCTACCAGACGAACCGCCACTACCAGAAGATCCAGCACTACCAGATCCAGCTGATTGGTTATATCCTTGACCTACACCTCCATTTCCGCCAGTTCCTCCTGAGCCGCCAGATCCACCGGATCCACCGTTACCGCCCCATGCGTAACTGTAGTTATAACATTGAGCTATAGCATTACCTTGATAACTTGAACCCCAGCTATAACAGGTGTAATAATGAGCACCACCAATAGAGTCAACCGCAGCCCATCCAAATGCTGAATAACATGGATTACTACAACTAAAGGAAGCATAACTTTGACCTACGTGGTAAGCTACTCTACCTCGTCCTCCGGTTCCACCAGTACCGCCGTTACCACCAGTACCGCCGTTACCGCCTTTACCGCCTCCGCCGCCACCACCTGAGATGGTTGCACCAGAATTATTATTAATAGTTACTCCAGAAGTTTGAGAACAATGAATAGCGTTTCCACCTGTTCCACTATTACTACCACCACCAGTTCCTTGAATGTTTCCATTATTATCAATAACTAATGTACCAGCCATTCCAGAGTTAACATTTATAGCATAGTTACTACCAGTAGCACCTATAGTAACACCACTATTAATAACTACTCGTTTAGGAACAGTACTACTCCAGTTAGAACCAAATACAGAGGATAGACTCAAGTTTGTTGCGTTAGAACTGTATACCTGTTGTATTTCGTTTACAGCACTATAAAAGTTTGAAAGAGATATTGTTCCAGAAGTTGGTACGTTAGTATTATTTCCGGGAACTTCTCCACCATTTCTATAGTATTCAGAAAGAGAATGAGGGGCTGTCCCCCCAAACTCGTCTACTATATTTTGGATAGATATTGACCCACTTGAAGTGATAGCCATTACTTACCTCCTTTTAATTCGTCTACTTCTGCTTTAAGTTCGTTTATTGCGTTTATAAGTACGCCTACTATTTTACCATAGTCAACTGATTTGACTTCTGTTGTTTCTCCTGTAGCAGGGTCAGCGTCTAGATTATTTAAAACTAATTCTGGTAATACTTCTTCTACTTCTTGTGCAATCACACCAATAGAAGGTTTACCATCTTTTATCCACTTATAACTAACACCACGTAACTTACCGCAGATACCAAGAGCATCATTGATAGTATGTATGTCTGTCTTTAGTCTTGCGTCAGAGTAAGCTGTTACGTTACCATCTGCTGTAAAATTACCAGATTGATCTATTGAAACTCTGTTAGAACCACTTGTATTTCTAAAATACATACTACCTTCATATTGAAGATAAGAGTCAGTCCCGTTAGGCTGTAGTTTTATACCAGTCCCGTATTCTCCTGTCCAAGAACCACCATCTATACGAACATCACTACCACCAGAGACAGTAACAGCACCAGCACCACCAGAGAATGTGATGTCTCCTGTAGCTGTGTCGCCAGCAACAGCTAAAAATTCATTAGCGTGCATACCATCAACTAGGTCAGCATTGAGTCCAGAACTAGCTCCATCATTACCTTCATGCCAAACTTTATAACTGTTAGCACCAGAAGACCAACCACCAACTGCAAGATCATTAGTTCCACCATCTAAACCAAAGTAAACACCGTGGTCACCTGCTACATGAAATCCCATGAAAGCATCTGTGCCAGCACCATTACCACCATAAACCTCTAAAGCTGCTCGATATGCTCCAGTATTGTCAATCGCAGATTCAGAATTAAATCTAATTTGATGTGCTGCTGCAATAGAGTCATCAGTGTCTGATCTTATAAAACTAGAAGCATGTAAACTATCAACAGTATCAGCATTAATGTTTAGTGCATCAATATCTGATTTAGTCTGGTCAGCAGTAGCTCCAGATTCAATACCATCTAATTTACTACCGTCAGATGCTACGTCTCTACCATCAACTGTTCCTGATACATTTATGTTTCCTGTTACACTTATACCGTGATTTTCAGTGGTTAGCTTAACGTTGTTGTCATAGTAGATATGTACGCCATCATCATCGTGACAAATAATACTGTCCTCACCAGATTTTCCTTGAATACGAACATCTCCTCCAGATGTATCTCGTATATAAAGACCACCTGTACTGTTTTCTATGAACCCATCTGAACCATTATGGTATATCGTTAGATCATCTCCTGTTCCAAGTTTGATTCTGTTATTACCAGAACCAGATGAATCAGAAAAATCTAAATTTCCTGTTGTTTGAATATCTTGAGATCCAAAGTCAGGAGATATCTTAGTTCCAGCTATTGCAGCAGATGCGTTAATGTCTGCGTTTACGATTGTTCCATCTGCAATATCACCAGAAACAATAGTTCCGTCAACTATGTTTGCACTTTGTACGGTTACGTTGGATGGTAATCCACCGGCAGATAATTTATCTGTACCAATCGAGCCACTTCCTATTCGTCCAAGGATTGATGACTCAGATACGTTAGCCATATCTTCTGCTGCTACCGGATGTCCTCCAGCTGTTGAGCCGTCATGTACGACAAGAGTTTCTTTGTCTGTATCTACAGTAACTTCACCTTCGGCTCCAGTAAAGCTACCATGTTGCGTGGTAGTTCCACGTCTTAATTTTAATAATTTTGCCATTAAAGTGTTCCGAAATCGAGTGTTAAGTTATTACCAGCAGATCCATCTATTGTTGTTGCTGTAAGTAGTCCTGTTACTGTTGCTCCCGAACTTGTAGTTTCTAGCTTTTGATTACCATTATGGAAAAGAGCAAAACTTCCACCAGCAGTTCCAAGTGCCATCTGTGCTCCACCACCATTAGGTTGTAAAGCAACATATGTTCCACGGATTCTTACTTCGTGTGATGGTGAGTCAATATAGTTAACATTGCTAGAATGATAAATTTGTAAATCTGAGCCTGTACCAAACTTAGCTTTTATACCATCGTTATAAGTGTTATCACCAGTAAATGTATTACCAGTTGTAGCTGCAAAGTTACCTGTAGCTGTTACACCACCCTGCCAAGCAGAACCTGTATAAACTTTTAGTTCGTTAGCAGAAGTGTTAAAGTATAAGTCTCCAGCAGCTAGTGAGTTACCACCTCCGTCAGTTGATGGGTCAGAGGATGCAATCTGATATCTGTCAGCAAAGTTGTTTAC